ATATTAAAGTACTTATTGCGGTTATTTGCAGTGGTCTTTGGATTTATTTTAGAACATCCGACTGCTATAAAATGATACCTCGTGGTCATATATTTCCAATCTTTTTTGTAATGTCATGGACTTATTTAAACTATTATGAACCTTTATTTTTACCTATTGGATTACTTATTTTGATCGCGTATTCCAAATTTCTAAAAGGTCTGCATTAATTTTGGACTTTTATACCAGATCTATATATTTCATACATTTTTACACTTTTAGAAAAGGAAGCTAGAGAGAAAAAGCATTTGAATTTCATGCAAAAATAATATATTATTTGTATTTAATTAAAACCAAGGTTTCAATTCTAATTGTTTATCATATGTGGATTCTACCATTGGATTTGACAATGGCACCACTAATGTACTTGCATCATCTAAATATTTCATATATCCTTGGGCTTCGCTATAAACTTGTTGAATGCAATAATTTAGAACAATGTTGTTTAATTGTTCAACTTGACCTTTGATATTAAATGGTTTATTTGAGGCGTTCTGTAAAAATACACTTCTCATAACAATTTTGAGAGAGTCGCAGTCTTGTTGACCAATTGTGTATTGACCATTTGATCTTTGAAAAACACCAGCACGTATTCCATTTTGAAGTATTTGAATATTCTCTCTTGAAAAGAAAACTTCGGATAATTTAGTATCATCCCACAAACCTTCCGTTGGACTTCTAAATGTTGCACATTGGGTTGCTGGAATTTTATCATACATCTTAAATAAATCACAAGTACTTGGACTTTTAATATCTACTCTTCCATTTGAACTTTGCATTTATATTAGTGAAATAGAAAAAAATTACAAAATTTATATTTTATTAATACATTATATAAATGCAAACATTTCAAAAGGTTGTACTATTTGCTGCAATTATTATTCTTATTTTAGTTCTTGTATTTATTGGATATGCATTGCACAAAGCAAGGGCATCTGTTTGGCCTCCTCTTATTGGTGATTGTCCCGATTATTGGGTTGATATGTCTGGAAATGGAGCTATGTGTACTAATGTTAAAAATTTAGGAACTTGTAAACCTTCGGGATCTAGTAAGTACTTAACAATGGATTTTACACAACCCGCTTTCTCTGGTGGTAATGGATTATGTGCTAAATACACTTGGGCTAATAATTGTGGTGTCAGTTGGGATGGAATTACTTATGGAGTAACTAACCCTTGCGATGCCTCAGGAAACACATTATCTAGCTCTTCTGGCACATATTGTTATAGTACACCCGCATCTGTTCAATCTGCTTCAACACAATTAACTGGAATGGCCTTGACAAGCTAAATTCAACTTTTGGGAAAATCTACCTTTAAGAAAGGTAGAGCCAAAGTTGAGCAAAAAGTATTAAATTAGAATTTTGCTCCACTTTTTATAAAAGTATTAAATAATGAATACTCAAGAATCCGAATATTTATTATTACTTCAAAAAATGCCCGAAGAAATTGTAAGAGTTGTTTCAGAATTTTTACCTGTTAGAACCATCATGTGGCTTAATAAAAATTTCTATATTAAATACCACAAAAAAGTTCGCTCTATGATTGCGCCAAAACTTTATGATAATTACATTCGCGATATGGTAAGACTCGATAACTCATTTGTTTTTAAATTTATAGCTAAAGAAAATATTATGCGATGGGTATGCGAAAAAAATATTATATATAAAAATGTTTCGTATCCAAATTTTTTAAGTTTTTTGAATGATTTTACTATTAGAAATAATTCAACTAAATGCAGAAATTTACTGCAAAGTATTTTTGATGAAATGGGTTTGAGTAAAAATCAGCATAAAAAGAATCGCTATGTTAATATAAGATGGAGAACTTGAATATAAATCATTTATTAAATCGTGAAGAAAATGCTAAAAAAATGAAGGAAATTTTGACACACTTTGAAGTTAATAAAACCGATCTACTCCTTAAAAAAGGAATTTATGTTTATGGTGATCCCGGATCCGGGAAAACTACGTTTGTAATGGATATTTTAAAAGAACTTAATTATGATGTCATTAAATACGACGCAGGTGATATTCGCAATAAATCTGTTATTGATACTATTACAAAACATAACATGTCTGATAAAAATATTATGAGTCTTTTTCATAAAAAAGTAAAACGAATTGCTATTGTTATGGATGAAATTGATGGCATGAACAATGGCGACAAAGGAGGTATTAATACTCTAATTAAACTTATAAGACCAAAGAAAACAAAAAAACAAAAATTAGAAGAAGTTACAATGAATCCTATTATTTGCATTGGTAATTACCACATTGACAAAAAAATTAAAGAACTCATGAAAGTTTGTACTACTATCGAAATTAAAACTCCAACTCAGCCCCAAATTTTAAACATTGTAAAAACAATTATACCTATTAAAGAAGAAGAATTATTCAATAATGTTATTCAATTTATTCAAGGAGACCTTAGAAAACTTAATAGCATTTATAACATTTACAAAAACAAAGAAAGTATTTTAAATTTAGATATTATAAAAAAAATATTTCATATGAAATCTTATAGTGATGATACTAAAAACATAACTCAAAAATTAATTAATGAACCATATCACATTGATAACCATCTTACTATTATGAATGAAACCGATAGAACTATTGTTGGTTTATTGTGGCATGAAAATATTATTGACGTAATTGGTAAAATGAAAATGAACGACGCTCTTCCATTTTATTTAAAGATGTTAGATAATGTTTGTTTTGCAGACTATATTGATAGAATTACCTTTCAAAAACAAATATGGCAATTCAATGAAATGAGTTCTCTCATTAAAACTTTCAAAAATAACAAATTATATCACGACTCTTTTAAAAAGAAACCAAAATATAACCCATCCGAAGTAAGATTTACAAAAGTACTAACAAAATATTCCACCGAATATAATAATTCAACTTTTATACAAAATTTATGCCAACAACTTGCAATGGATAAAAAAGATATTTTTTCCTTTTTCTTAGATCTTAAAAATAAATACGACGACGCAGAACTTCTCTCGTTGTTTGAAAATTATGAAATTAGTAAACTAGATATCAATCGTATATACAGATATCTAGAAAAATATACAAAAGAAGATGCTGAAAGTATTAGTGATAATGAAATTGAAGAATATGAAGAAGAAACATTTGCAGAAGATTAAAATTCAAAATCCCAATCATTTAGCAAACCTCCTGATTTTATATCTGGTGCAATTTTATCTTGAAATTCTTTAATGTTACTTGTTTCTAATACTTTCATTTTATCTGAAACGGAATTGTCTGGATTTTCTAAGTATTTTAATAATGACATTCTATGATTATGTTTTTTTATTCTTTGCATTACTTCATGATCATAGTCTGTCGATGAATTGTGTCTGCCATCATAACCACCAATAACATTTTTATCTAAACCCATTTTTATTACATATTTTGATAATGGTATATCCGTAAAAAATAAATTTGAATATGCAATAAAAAATATGTTGAACATCATCATTAGTATTATTAAACAAATTATTTTTAAACTTGTTTAATAAATCTCTTATTTAGTGGACAATAGTATAATTTCTATCTTCGTCTTCCTCCCGTTCAACTTCCCTTTTGTGGCGGAAATCTGCACCAGACTTCTTTGCCAACCACCTATTCTTTATTTCTTCACTTACTACCGATCTTGTGTGCCTTTCATACTCCTCTGGACTTGAATAAAAGAGCGTAGGACCTTCTCTTCCACCAAATTCTCCAGTACACATTCTTACCTTGAAGAATAAATCCTCATTTCTTGATCCGACCAAATAATTTCTGTAGCGATCGCCTGTAATTGGATCTCGAATCCGAGATCCCACGTCACCAGAACTATACGCCTCAATTTTATGAGACTTTTTAAGTCCAGAAGCTGGTCTTGTCCATGAATAATAACCTTTATCTGCCTTTTTCATATCCTCAAAAATCTCCTTTTTTGACTTAGGCTCATCAAAGTTGTCATTCATGCAGTCGTTCAAATAGTCGTCTTGATACATATCTAATCTATGTGGGTATTATACACTTATAAAGTGTAAATCTTTATATTGTTTGTCAATATATTTTAGTTAGTTATTCAATTTGCTCTTTTTTAAATCAGAAATTCTATCGGATATCAATTGTTTTATTTTATTATCCAAATAATCTGCTTTACTTTTTAACTCTCGATTTTCCTTCATAATCTCTTGTATTATATTATTTTGATCATGTATTGTTTTTTCATAATTTTGTATTAAATCCTGTATTGATATTTGTTGATGCATTTGTTGATGCATTTGTTGTTGCCTTTGTGCTTCTATCATTTCTTCTCTCCTCTTCTTTATTTCAAGAATTTGTTTCATAACATCTGGTTTATTTTCAGGCTTTCCTGGCTCATAAATTTGCAAAAGAGATTCTATGTCCTCTATAAAAAAATGTTTCAATTCTGGCTGTTTTATAAAATCATCTACGCCAAATCTAGACTCTTTAACAAATGGATTTGGTTCGTCTAATAAAACTTTTTTATCTAATGAATTATGAATGTGAGAAACTACCAAAATAGTTTTTAATGTATCTAACTGCACCATCGGAACAGAATAGTCTTTCAAAAATTTTTTTTCTTCGGCACAAGACGTGTCATTTTCATAACCAGATTGTTTTAAATACTCCTTACGAAATGCAAAAGTTGCTGCTGTTGCGTGATTTGGACCATATGGCCCAAACTGATACATTTTTTGGATGTGTTTAAAATAAATGTGCATTTCACTAGATCCTGCAACCATTATTTTAGGATTTTTTTGCAACATCTCCACTGCATGTGACACTCTCTCTGGAGGATAATAGTCATCATCATCCATATAAACAATTATGTCACCTTTGCATTTTTCATGCATTAAGTTACGTTTTTTTCCTAGAGTCATCTTGGTATCATATTTAAAGTATTTAATTTGTGGTACATTTTTTAGCATATCTTCTACTTTATCAGTACCATCATCAATAATAATCCATTCCATTCTATCTTTTGGATAGGTTTGATGTTCAAAACATTTTATCATGTAAGGAATAAATGGTCTTCGATTAAATGTTGGTGTACATATACTTACAAATGGCAATTGTGAACTTGGTTTTGATAAAGTTTTTTTATCTTTTTTGCCCATATTAGTATTTTAAAAACATAATATTTATATCATTAAAAACATATAAATATTAAAAGTGTATTATTTCTTTAACTCTTTGCTCAATTTTTTCAATTTACTCAATAACTTATTCTCTCCACCTCCAGACTGACCAAAGATCTTGTTAAGAATTCCTCCTTCAACGCTATCAGCTAACTTTTTACATACTTTCTTGGCTTGTTCAACTTCTTCATTTGCTAATCCTGCCGTAGAATCTTTTGGAACTTGCTTATTGTATATTGTATTTCCTATCAATCCAACAAATAAAATAACACAAGCAATAACTGCAAAGATTCCACTTGCACCTCCCAAAATTGAAAATGCAAGAAGAATCATTATCAAACTAATAATTATCATTATATTTGACATATTAGAGTACAACAAATCCGAAAATGTTTTACCTATTCCATATGCTTGCTGAATATTCTCTCCATCACTTATTAATGATTTCATTAGCATTGCCGATAATAAACACATGCCAAAGATAAAACTTGTTGTACCAGTGATAGCAGGGAAAACAAAAATATATGTTACTAGCAAGCCAACAAATATCCAAAATGCCATTGTGCAAGATATACAAAAGTTAAACGCATTCATAAATGTAACATCCTCCCATTTTGGTTTGTATCCCTCTTTATTATTTATATTTTCTTTGAAAAGCCAATGAAATTCAACAAACCACAAATAAATAGAATAGAAAAACGTGTAAATAGTTATTAATGGAGTTAAAAATAATAAGAACCAAGGTCCTAACAACAATATTACAAACTCATATAAATTTTTATTCATAAAATGCAAAAGACTATTGATTATTGAATAATTTTTCATGAAAAGACCCTCCAAAACTGAAATAAAATACATTTTTACTCCCCAAGAATTATACGTCTCCTTTTGTTTTCTTATCCAATCTAAGATAAAATTAGATTTATTATAATCAGCAATCTTATTTATTGCAGGATTATCCGACTTATTAAATGGAAAATTTATTTTTGTCGAGTAAAATTTACCATCTATTTTATTAACATCTACATCAATATCAATTGGCGTTACATTTGGATCATTAGAAGCATAAGGCGTGCAATCTATGTCAGTTGGTAAAATATTTGCGGTAGCTACTTTGCAAGCATACAAAATAGAAGAACCAAATAATAAAGACAGCAATATCAATGCTATTATTTGCGCTAGCGCAATTACAAATTTCAAATATCTACTAGCCAAACTTGTTGGTTGAGGATTTGATTCACTTTTTTTTTTATCAATTAAACTAGTATCATCTGTTGAAGACATATTGTATTATAATAAAAAGATATAAAAATTTTAATCTTAGTTCTAATTTTATCTAAACTAAAAAATAATATTATTTAATAGTATGAAAGCTATTGAAAAAACATTATTATACTGGATTTTAACCATTTTATTGGTAATAGGTATAATGTCTTA